TTCAGCCATACTAGCAAATGCCGTAGAACTTAGTACCTCTTAGAGCTATACCGCCACCACGAGAATTACCTTGTCCGTGTCTTCCGGGTTTACCGCCATTAGCAATGGTCTGTAGATCTGAATAATTAACAGTGCCTTGATCTTTAATGTTAACGCTTGATTTAACGCCTTTTACTTTTTCCATTTTTTTTCACCTTTTTTGTTTTTTGACTTTCTTGCTTCTTCAAGAGCTATAGCAATAGCCGTCTTTGGTTTCTTGCCACTGCTTGTCAATTCACTTATGTTAGCAGATATCGTCTTATCACTGCTACCTTTTTTTAGAGGCATTGGTTTTACCTATTACCTTTCATTATATCCATTGCTTTAAATTGAGCAGACTGATCTATTCTTTCTCTGGCTATATCGTCTTTCATAAGAGCAATGTCTTTTTGAATAGACAAACGTTGTTCTGCTAATTGGTTGCCTTGCATGGCTTTCATAGCATCAAACTGTTGGCGTTGAGAAAACTCTTCACGCTTACGTTGTACGTCATCCGCTTTAATGTCTAACTCTTTGCCTCTTAGCTCAACCAAAGGATCTGGTTGCGGTGGCGGTGGCATAAACATAGCATTAATCTGTTCGGTTAATTGTGATACAACGGCAGCTATATCTTTTGCTACAGACTCTTGCAATTGTTGTTGATACTCCATACCCGTTTCTGGTGGCAACTGTTGTATCTGTTGTATCATGGTTTGCATTTCTTGGTTCTGAGCATTTTGTTCGTCTACAATTTCAGAAGCTCTAAATGAAACGTGCTGATAGATGTGTGCTTGTATTAAAGACAACACAACTGGATTTGACTGTGCGGTTATCGTTCCATACAAAGACATGTGGCTATTGATGTGTGAATCGTGATCTTGTCCAGCAAACGCTTGAGCTGGCATTCCTGCTATTAAACTTGCGTTCTCATTGGCTGGGTCAATTGGTTGTGGTTGAGGAGGTTGAGGCAAAAGCTGTTCAATGTTTTGCACACCCATAGAAGAATACATTCTTCGGTAAGCCTCGTATATACCAGTTGGGCCATGAATCTCTGGATTGCTTTGTACTGTTCTTAACAGTTCTTGAGCCATCATGACTCGTTGACTCATGGAAAAAGTGTTTGGATCTGAAACGGGCAATACGTCTACTCTTTCATCAAAGTCTGTGGCTTTGATTGTTTGATTGCCATTCGATGTGGAATAAGGATAGCTAGGCGGTAGATACTCTCCAAACACCTTGGCTAAAATTTCAAACTCAATTCTTTGACTTGCATGAAGTCTTTTATGAATAGCACTCATTACACGAGTACCACGTTCCAATAGAGCTATGGTTGTGCCTACCGGTGCATTCTGATTGCCATCTCCAACTTGTGTATCAGCAATAGATGCGAAACGCCTTCCGCTGTCAACCAAGATCCCTAGGAGAGAGAGTAGGGTTTGGCTTGGTTCCTTAAAAGGTAGCGGAACAAAAGCGTCTCGCAAACTACCACCTGGAGCGTCCATATCTCTGAACTCTCCGGGTTGCAAAGGCTGGTCATCATTACGAATACGGATTCCACGTGCTTTGAATCCAGCCGGTAAATTGGAAAGCGTTCCAGCATCAATAAGCTGACGCAAGATAGACGTTGCAGCTTTAGATAAACCACCAATCATATGAGTCAAACCAAAGCCATAGAATCCTAGACCTGGTAAAAATTTGTAATGTACGAAGTAATTGATTCTTTGTTTTAGTTGATCGTCTTCTTTGTAGTTTCTTCTAATAGCTAAAACTTTATTGTTGCCGATGGTTACAATGTAAGGAAGTTTGATTCCCGTCTCTTCGCCTTCATCGTCAAGATCTTCAAAGCCCGGCATGTCTAGTTCGGTATGAATCTCATGTACTTTACACGTATCGTCATCGCTGTAATCTGGGCTAACGCCTTGCAAGTCATCTATGCCTTCTTGAATACCATCGAGGTCTTCTGCCGTCATGTTGCCAGAATCTATATCCACATCGCTGTAGAAACCTGTTTGTTGTGATTTGCGTATGTCGTTCATGGACATATTGATTACGTGAGTAATTCTGGTTGCACTGTGCAAGTCTGTAGCAGCGTAAGGCACAATTAAATCTTCACTTGGAATAAACTTAGATACGGCTCTGCCTAAATTTTGATCGTAATAAACCTTTCTAAATGCTGAACCAGACAAGGGTAGATAGAATAACATTTGATCCGTTTCTGAATCGTATTCTTTCATGACCTGCATCAATTGATAGTTCATGAATTCTTGAACACGAGAAGCTTGTCCTTCGGTATCTGGAGTTGTCATACCCAACACTTGTGTCTTAACTGGTCCTTGAGATGGTAGTAATTCGTTGTAGGCTTGAGCTTGGAACTGAGTTACGGATTCAGCCAATAAAGGATGCATAACACCAGCTGCTCCTTCAAATGGTTGAGATCTCTCTTCGTACTTCATGCCCAGGTATTCAAGGCCTTCTTTGTATGTTTTCTCCCAATCGCTACGAGATTCTTTATCAGAATCAACGTTACTCATCAGATCATTCTTTACAGAATTAATATCTGAATCTTCCATTAGGTCTGCTAAATTAGCATAGAAGTCTTCTGGATCTTCAATTGAAGGCAAGGTATCGCCAAAGGCAATACTTCCATCTTCCATCTGTTCAAAAGAATCCATCTCAGGATTTTCTTCAGTCACATCGACTTCGACATCCATCCCCTTGGTTCGGTTTCTAATTTGAAGATCTATTTGTTCTTCAACGTTAATTGCCTTATCTATATCTGCCATTATCTTTTACCTTTTATAAAAGCTCTCCCCTGACCTTTTGTTGCTAGACCACCGTTTCTTTTCTTAACAGGCTTAATAACTTTTAATGTTGAACCGCCATATGAATCATCAAGAGCTTTCTGTATTTCTGGCACATCAGATTTATAAGCTTGTTTTCCTGTTCGGTATCTTTTTTTTTCTATCTCAGAAGGATTGGATTCCTTAATCTCTTTAATAAGTTTCTTTATTAAAGACTTGGCTATCTTTTTAGCCATGATCTATCTCTTAGATTTCATGTAGGCTTTGCCTAGCCCTTTAGTAGCCATGCCACCCGCTCTGTATTTCTTAGGTGCAGATGCATTAGCCATACCGCCACCCATTTTTTTCTTAGGTGTAACTTTCTTCTTAGGTTTTCTAACAAAGTCTATAAGACCTTTATCGCCACCGAACTTTTTATCTTTGCCCAAAAGAACTTTCTTAATGCCTTGTCCTGCTCTACGCAATGGACCTCTGGCTTTGCCCTTTCTGTTGGCGTACTGTTTCAGTTCATTGGCATCGTAGCCTTTCTTCTTTAGATCGTCTTTGGTTACAGCAGTGTAAGACTTACCTTCATAAGTAAATTTAGTTCCTTCGCCTTTCTTACGAGCTGCTTTGAAAGCTTCTCCGAAAGTTACTTTGGCTGCTTCTGCTGATTTTGGTTTTTTTCTTCCAGTTATAGCTAATGTTGTTAATCCAGCTAGGGGTCCAAGGGCAGCTACTTTCATAGCTGTAGGTACTTTACTTAATGATTTATTTCTTAATCCTGCACTTGGATAACCTCCCGTGAATGAAGCTCTGGTTAGACCTGTAGGTTTAGCTTTGGTTATACTTCCTGTTTGTCTAACTTTTCTTTTTTCTATTTGTTCTTTTCTTATTTTTGCCCCTGGTGTTCTAGAAACACCAACAATAGCACCTGATTTGTTATTTGTTTGTCTAACTTTTCTTTTTTCTATTTGTTCTTTTCTTATTTTTGCCCCTGGTGTTCGACCAGGGCTTGCTGATACTGTTGCTGCTGGTTTAGGTTTGTTTTTAACACCCGGTGGTCTACCTCTACCACGTTTAGCTTCTTTAACTTCTATAACTTTTTTAGCCTTCTTATTAGCCTTCTTAAGTGCTTCTTTTGTTAGTTTTTTTATTGCCATTTTAATTACCTCTTAATAATATATTCGTTGTTTGGGCACTGGCTCATCGTCCTCTTCGTCTGACAATAGCCTAACAAAGTTACCCTGACGAAATCTCAGTATAGCCTGTGTTGTCGAATCCACAAAGTCATCGTGTTCACCGAACGGGAAGGCTGCACATTCTTCGATAACTTCTTCTGCGAAGGCTGTGTCCGGAGCCCAAACCATTCCTGCTTCAAACACTGGAGAAGCAGAGTGAACCCTTGTAACTTTGTCCTTACCCCTGGTCGGTCTATAATTCACGACTGGGATCCCCATCATTCGCAACTCCTGCGTCAAAGGTGTACCACTTGCTTGAGATTCTACCAACACAATATCGGGTTGCCAATAGTTATATTCATCGTAAGCTTTTGTCTTCAGGTCAGGGAAATCCCAACGCCCCCTCTTAGCGTCCAATAACATAATGGACTCCGGTGCACCATCGCTTGGTTTAAACACACCCCACGTGGTAATGGCACTGTAGTCAGCCGTCTCCTTCGCACTAAAAGCCGTATCGTAAGATTGCAAGATGTACGAACAGGGTGGTGGATCATCGTGTTCCCACATCTGCCACCAATCTCTTTTGATCAACGCCCCTTCTTCCGAAGTAGGATTCTGCATGTACTGAGCGTTCCACTTCGATATAGGAATGGAAGCCTTAACGGACTCAAGCTCCTCGATCTTCCAGAACCCCGGCCACAGCGGTGTGTTGTCATCCATAACGGCAGGAAGCTCTAGGATCTCCCATTGGTCTGCGTGTTCTTCGCTCATCCGTTTAATCAGCTTCTCGGTCAAATCCAAAGTAGACCACCTCGTCATCACAATCACAATGATGCCTCCCGGCTGTAGTCTCTGCCTAGGACCGGAGGTATACCATTCGTAAGCCGACTCCAGGGCATTCGGACTGAGAGCGTCTTGTTCCGAGTGTGGGTCATCAATAATCAGCAAATCCGCACCTCGACCCGTGATGGCTCCCCCGACTCCCGCTGCAAAGTACTCACCGCCTTTATTCGTCTCCCATCGTCCAGCCGACTTGCTGTCAGCGGACAGGCTCACCTTCTCGAAGATCTGCTTGTATTCGTCCGTGTCCATGAGGTTACGCACCTTACGGCCGAACCTAGCGGACAGTTCTGCGGTGTGAGTGGTCTGCATGATCTTCATGTCCGGGTTAAGTCCCATCATCCAGGACGGGAAGAACACAGAAGCGAACTCGGACTTGGTGTGACGAGGGGGCATGTTAACGATCAGGCGTTTGCACTTGCCTTGGGCTACTCGCTCTAGCTTCTCAGCGAAGAGCTTGTGGTGTTCGCCTTCTATGAAGCCGTCCCACACGTGCTTAACGTACTCGATGAAATCCGTCTGTGATTTTTCCTTAACTCCGAGCTGTTCGATTCGGTTTTGAATCATCACGATCTCTTTTAGAGCATCGTCTGGAACGTGTTTTAATTTTGTGTTTTCAGCAGACATCTCAAAATATTTTTTTTTGTGTGAAATATAGTACCCCAATAGGGGTCCCAAAAGAAGAGGGGGGGGTAAAATGGTTTTGTTGGTAATTGTAGATGTTGATAGTTATATATATACCTAATAAAAAAATACGCACCCCTTCATATGGGGGGTACCCCCTCAAGAAAATACGAATGGCAAAAATCGGGACTCGTTCCAATAGAGACCCATACGCGTAATATATGTGTATCAAATGCTTGTAATATGTATATATGAGAGTATACTGAACGTATGTTCAGTAGCAATTAAGCCACTGACAATTGGAGAAAACTAGATGTTCAAACAACTAGATACAATAAAAAGCCTACAAGATAACCTTGCAGCATTGAGCCAAGAGCCAAAGGTAATTGCATACCTTGAGACTAAGAAGACAATGGATTCTTTAAAGTCAACGATAAGGAAAGCAATGATTGAGCATTTTATTATTAAGCCTAACGGCTTTGGACAAAGAAAGACTTTGAAGTCTTTCCAAGATGTCGAGATGGTTAACGCTAACATGAGCAAAGACAAGAGAGTCTTTCAGGGTGTTCTAAAGGGAGACAATGAGCAAGCTTATATCAAGCTTAGTCATCGTTCACCTTATGAAGTTAAGCCTACTTCGATTCTTAGAATAGAGCAATGGAGTAAATAAAATGAAAATAAGAAAATTACCAGATAGAGAGGCAGAAGAATTAATATATGGCTTTCAGATTGTAACAAATAATTACGCAATAGATTTATATTTAGGATTTGATCACTTAAGATTCTATTATACTTATGATAAAGACTTTAAAGATTTAGCGCTAGCGTGTGGAATTTTTGTGCTTGGAATTACTAACTTAAATCATGAGTGGTAGGAGGAGAGAGATGGGAAAGAGGGAGGCTAACGCCTCCTTTTTTTCGTCTAATGTATTTGTTATTTTGTGTGTATCATGAGACAATAGACCTACATTATTAAACCAATAAGGAGGAAAATATAATGGGAACAAGAAGCAATATTGCATATAAAAAAGAGGATGGATCAATAGTTAGTAGCTATTGCCATTATGATGGTTACATAGAACACAATGGAGTAATGTTATTGAAGCATTACAATGGAGAGAAACAAGCAAGGGACTTAGTAGACAACGGCTACATGTCTGCGCTTGGTTCTACCATTGAAGTGATTAACGAAAAAAGGGCCAACCAGGACGAACCGGAGCAATACAGAAACGAATACAACTTTATAAATGATTCAGACCCTTTATTTATAGAGTTCGTTTATCTTTTTAAAGATGGAGGATGGAACGTCTCTAGCTCCATGTCTGTGTCTACACCGGAAGGATATAGCACTACTCAATACTATCATTCTTCTTTTAAACCTTTGAATGAAGTGGTCACAATTGAGATGATGAAAGAGGAGAAAGCATCATGAATTGGACAGACTATTATAAAGATTTATCAATCCCTAGCGATTGGGAAAACGTGTCTTATGGAAATGATGCATTACCTAGTTTTATGTCTGAAAAAGACACACATAAAGCATACCAAATATGGGTTGATAGTTTTAACAAAAAAGAAAGAACAATAAATTCTAAAGACATATACGGACTAGATACGATTGCTCCTAGATTTCATGTCTCTTTATGTTATGGAGGGGACGATTTATTTAATTCAAATAACTTTGATGAAGTTGTTAAGTGGATAAAAGAAAATCCTAAAACCAAAACAGAAATAGAACTAACTAAAAAATATATTTGAATAATGAAATGTAAAGCATGTGATGGAACAGGCAAGTATAGAGGGTGCTTGCCTTGTTACCGATGCAACAGCAAAGGACATTTAACCCAGACCGACCAAGCCAGATACTACACTTACATAAACACGGAGTACAAAAGATGAGAACAGGATACGCATACGGATTTCTTTCAGCTGGAGCTTTGATCATGGCCATAGCTATGATCCCACAATATGCCGGGATAGTTCCGGGCGGATTAATATTTTTCTGCGGAGCTACGTTTGGCATTATGGTAATTAAATTAATAGAAGGTGAAGAATAGATCTCCAGGATCTAATGACCTGGGCCGGGTAGATCCTGGCCTAGATCATTTACTTCCAAGGTCGCAAATGTTATGGTTCGCAAATCTATATTCATAGATATTAGTTTTCTCCAAAAACTTAATGAGAAGGCCCGGCTAATACCGGGTCTTTTTTTTTACGCACAAGCTCGCACGTGCCGG